GCCATCCCGTGTGTAGTGCTTTCCGGTGATGGTCTCCTGAAGCTTCTTTCCACACACCGAGCACTTTTCGACTGGTGGCCGAAGCGCCTCGATTTTACTCGGGTCGGCAATCAAGTCTTGAAGGGTCAATGGCATGGCGATCTGGATCTGGCTTTCGAAAGAACAATTCTTAAACAATCCTAAATATCAAGCAGTATTTAACAATAGGTCACTTCTCGTCCACACAGAAAGTGTGTTCAAGATTTTTTGTCTTCAGATGCTGGGAGCAAGCGCCGAAGCGGGATTTCGCGGAGCCTGAAGATATCAAATGATGAAGAAGAAATGGAGCGGCAAGGATGGTGCCGAAACTTTTTTCGAAGGTGAAAAACATTTTCTCTTGCGGTTTGAAATCTGGGACCAAGGATTGTTAACAGACAGCCTGACGGAGTGGAGAACTCGGAGGGGGAATTCAAAATGATTTTTTGGACCTCGATTTTTCCTTTTTCTTCGCATGCCTCTGCTCCCCTCTCCTCCCTCTGCCGCTGGCTCTTCTGCGGCCCCTGGTTCCTCGCCTGCGCGGGGTTCTGCTGCTGACATCCTGGCGGCGCTGCGTGCGAAGGCGGCGCTGGTGCGCAAGCGGAAGAAGACGCCGCTGGAGGATGCGCTGGCGGCGGATGGTGGCACGCGCGCGGTGCGGCTGGTGCAGTGGGCGCGGACGCAGAAGGCGGGCTATGATGCGGGGCTTGTTCAATGGCGGGCGAACCGCCTGAAGTGGAGCCAGGAGGCGCAGGATATTTTTGACCATCGTGCACGAGCACGCCGTGAGAAGGCGGAGGTGGAGGATGCGCTGAGCATCTTTGAGATGGCGAATGATTCGGTGAACATCGTGGCTTCGCTGGCGGAGTTTGCGGCGGCGCAGGCGGAGCAGGACATCTATGGCGGGGAGCCGTGGTTCGCGGCGAACCCTGTGGGCCAGGCGGATACGAAGCTGGCGGATGACATCCAGCACCACCTGCAGTGGACGTTTCGCGATGGACGATTTGTGGATGCGCAGTGTCTGGGGATCGACCAGGCGGTGACGCTGGGGGAGTGCTTTATCAAGACGCTGTATGCGACGGATGTGGATGAGCATGAGGCGGCGACGCCTTGCCTGCACGCGGACGGTGAGCCGGTGGTGGATGCGCTGGGCGAGTATGTGACGAGTGATGCGCATGTGAAAAAAATGGGCCGCCGCCTGAAGGGGAAGCTGGAGTGGAAGGAGGTGTATGAGACGCGCCAGACGATCATCCGCCAGGGGGTGGAGGCGGTGCCGATCCACTTTCATGACATCAGCTTTCGTGAGGATGCGCCGGAGCTGGATCTGCGGCATACGAATGTGTATGTGAGCGTGGAGATGAGCACGTTTGAGGCGATGCGGCGCTTTCACCTTTCGAAGGAGGATGCGGTGCGCCTGGCGCGCTGCGCGGAGACGCGGATCTGCAGTGAGGACGAGGCGCAGCGTGAGCGGACGGCGGATGCGACGGTGACGTGCGCGCCGGCGGATGAGCCGCTGGGCGAGGTGGAGGCGGAGCAGCTGCTGAACACTCGCGTGAGGCTGATCGAGGCATACATCCGTGCGGATGTGACGGGCACGGGCAAGGAGGCGCGGATGTGCATGGTCTTCCCACCTTACCATGAGGACTGGATCATCTGGGCGGACTATCTGGCGAATATTTCGCCGAAGGCTGAGCTGCCGATCAAGTGTGATGTGTGGGAGCCTGTGCCGCACCGGCTTTATGGGCGGGGCTTTTTCTCGAAGTATGCGTACCTGCAGACGGCGACGGACAATCTGTGGAACCAGGTGAACTTCCGCAATGAGATGCATGCGAATCCGCTGACGGCGGTGCATGAGGAGAACCTGCAAACGGATGAGGACGGTGGCGAGATGGTGATCGGCCCGGGCAAGACGCTGCGCCCGAAGGCGGGGAAGCGGCTGGGGGATTGCATCGAATTTGCGATCCTGCCGGATGCGGACTCGCGGAGCCTGGAGCTGTTCCAAACGGGGATGCAGCTGGCGCAGTTGAGGAGCGGGATCACGAGTGCGAGCCAGGGGGATCTTTCGAGTGTGCCGGAATCGAACACGGCGACGGGGATCAAGTCTTTGATCAGTCGTGCGGCGGTGCTGCTGAAGAAGCCGATCCGGCGGCTGCGGAGATCGAAGGGCCGGGGCTTTAGCTATGCGGTGAAGCTGCACTACGCGAACTTTGACCGCGCGGAGGCTTTTGTGTGGGGCGAGGGGCACAACAAGGAGTTGGTGACCATCACCCCGGAGCATGTGCGGGACCTGGACATTGATGTGGAGATGCTGCTGACGCAGGAGCAGAACCAGAACAAGCTGCAGGGAGCGCAGGTGATGATGCAGCAGCTGCAGGGCTACTCGGGCATGCCAGAGACGGACAAGGCGGGGGCACGCGTGGGCGTGGTGCAGGCGCTCAAGGCGCTGGAATTCTCCAACGCGGAGGAGATGGTGCGCAAGCCGGTGGTGACGCTGGAGAGCTGCCTGCCGCTGCTGCCGCCTGAGGAGGCGGAGAAGCTGAAGGGGCTGATGGCTCTGCAGCAGCAGCAGGAACAGGCGGCCGCGCAGCAGCAGCAGGCGCCGGGTGCGGCACCGGATCAAGGTGCTGCGCCGGGGGCACCGCCGATGCCAGGGGCTGGTATGGCGGGGGCGCCGGGGATGATGCCGCCTGGGGCGGGCATGCCGGGTGCTGCGCCGATGGCAGGTGCAGGTATGCCGCCGGGAGCGGGTGCGCCGATGCCGGGGGCGATGGGGCAGGCGTGAGTTTTTGAAGAGCGGATAAACGAGCCGAGACAATCAGACGATGAGAGATTCAGAGAATTCAGCTTTCAAGACTCCATACAGACTCAGAGCGGTGCCTGCCTGCGGCGCGCAGTGATCGAGGACGAGTTCGAGTAGGAGTACGAGGACGATTTTCAGATAACAAAGAACCAAGAACGAAGAACACGAAACACGTTATTACCATGAAGAAGCACACACTGCTATTGTTTGTCATCGCCACAGCCATTGCCACGACCGCCCTGGGGGTGGACAGTGTGGATGTGATGCTGCGGAAAATTTTCGGCACGGACGCCGCGCCGATCGCGCCGCCGCTGTCGCTCACGAGCCATGCGCTGGTGGGCAAGGACAACCGCGTGGTGGTGAGCGCCTACCACGGTGCGCTGGAGTTTCAGGGCAGCACGTTTGACAGCAAGGTGACGACCCTGGCGATCACGAATCCGAGCGCGAGCCGCACGGTGACCTTTCCGGATGGCAGCGGCACGGTGAGCCTGCAGCGCACGGCGGCGCTGGCGGCGGCGAGCACGGTGAGCTTTGCGCCGGCATCCAGCGTGTCCTGCTACACGCTGACGCCTTCGCAGGATGAAACGATCAACGCGGTGACGACGGGGGCGGTCTCGGGCCGGACGTATGCTTTGGTGATCACCACCAGCGGCACGACGAGCCGCACGCTGACCTTCAACACGAACTTCAAGACGACGGGCACTCTGGCCACGGGGACGAGCAGCGCGAAGAAGTTCGTCATCACCTTCATCTTTGACGGCACCAGCTTCAATGAGGTGAGCCGCACGACGGCGATGTGAACTGCGTGCGCCGCTCGGTTTCCATTCATCACTATTCTAATTCGAGAACTCAGCATTCCGATGCTCCACGACTCCCCTGCTCTATCCGCCTTGTGCTTTCGATGCGCAATGATCGAGAACGATTTCGAGTAGGAGGACGAACACCAGAGAAAGACCGCATCATTTCGCATTCCTCATTTCACCCTAACACCCATCGCACACCATGCCTGCCTCACGACGCCGCACACCGCTTGATCCCATGTCCATCCCTGGAGCTCTCCAGGAGATGGTGCCGAACTCGTCCTTTCGCACGATCACGCCGTCTGACACCGCCCCCATCAAAGGGGGCCCGGCGCGCGCGCTCTATGTGGGCGGCACGGGCGATGTGGTGGCCCTCAACGAAAACGGCGTGGCGGTGACCTTCGCGGGCGTGCCGGCAGGCGCCGTGCTGCCCATCGCGACCTCCCGCGTGAACGCCACGAACACCACGGCCACGAACATCGTCGCACTGTGATTTTATGATCGGACTCGGACATGCTCTGTCACTCGCGCTGGCCCCCAAGGGGCCGAGCGGCCCGCCTTGGGTCCTCGCGAATGGCGCGTGGAACGACACAGGCGTCTGGGATGACGCAGCAAACTGGAAGGACTCTTAACTCATCACACTTATGTCACTCGACACCCTGAACAACGGCGACAGCGGGCTGGACGCCCGCACAAAGATCAATGCTGCGATTGATGCGGTGAATGCGTCTACGATCATTCGGGGGTCAGGTGTTCTGCAAGGGCACACTAATCCTGGCAGTCCTGAAAATGCTCCTTCGGATCTCTCCTACAACCTGGCATTCGATCAAGAATTCCTGCTGTTTTACACGCACAACGGCACCACCTATAGTTTCACCATCTCAGTCACTGACCCGGCTGATTCCACGATTTGGATTGATAGCAGTGGGTTTTCGACTGCGCTTGATCCTGCTACTGCGGTGGCCGCCGCCATCAACGCGCTCTCAATTCCTGGCATCACGGCAAGCAATGCAGAAGCCACATCACAGAACTGCATTGTTTCTGACACCAACACCGGACCTGCCGAAAGCCACTCCGGCAGTCTCACCAATACCACTGACCCAATAACCGTCACAGGTGGCGGCAGTGGTTCAAGCGCGGTCCCTCCCAGCGGAGCCACAAGCGAAGTGACCATCATCCCAGCGGATGAATCAAAGGACGTCAAAATGATCAAGGCTGGCGTTTACAACGCTGGTGGAGGAGTGAACACCACCGTCCAGATTGCGCTCAAGGTGGCGAGCACCTATTACCCAATTGGTGCTGCATTCAGCGCCTACACCATGACCGGCGAAGTTGCCGCCGGTGAATTTTTCTTTGAGTGGGTCACTGGTCGTCCAGCAGCCTCTGTCGTGGCGCGCATGACCGGAGAAATTCCGACTGGCGGAGCTCTCGCCTGCTGGGCCGTGGTTGAGCAACGCTAATCTGTTATCATGCCATGAAACTCCCGCTCGACCCCTCTCATTTCGAAGTGCCACTCTCGCTGGCCACCTGCATCTTTGGTGCGGCGGTGAGTGCGCTGGGCATTGTGGCGGCCACGGTGGCGGGGTGGTATGTGCGGCTGGCGAGCATTGACCCGCAGGAGCTGGCGATCCAGCCGCTGCACGTGGTGCTTATCGGGTTCATCATCGCGCTGGCGGGGTTCATCGTGCTGATTCTGCGCGCGGTGTGGGGCAAGGGCATCGAAACGGTGAACCGCTTCAGCGATGCGCTCAACAACCAGGCGCAGCAGATCGCGGAGCTCATCGAGCTGCAGACAAAGCGGGTGGAGAAGCTGGAGACGCTGAGCTTTGACGCCCTGCGGGACGCCGCCACGCAGGCCAGCAATACCACAACCCACCACAAGCCATGATCGGACTCGGACACGCTCTATCCCTGGCGCTGGCTCCCACAGGGCCGAACGGTCCGCCATGGATTCTCGCAAACGGTGCGTGGAATGACACGGGTGTCTGGGATGACGCATCAATCTGGAAGGACTCTTAACTTTTAACACAGCACACTTATGGCACTCGATACTCTCAACAATGGCGACAGCGGGCTGGAGGCACGCACGAAGATCAATGCGGCGTTTGATCAACTGAATACTCTTGGTCCAGCAGCGAACATTGCCATCACTGGCGGAACTGCTATTGGGCTTACTGCACTCGGACTCCGCAGTACCGGCACGGCGTTTGACCTGACATTGGCCAGCAGTGAAGAGCTGACTTCGGGGCGGACGCTGAGTTTTGCGCTTGGGGATGCTGACCGCACGCTGACGATTCCGGCCACGGGGACGGCGGCTCTTCTGGGCACGGCGAACATTTTTACCGCACTCCAGACAATGACCGCAGCAGCAAATGCAGCGGGCTTGAACATCAGCGGGTCAATCGCTGGAGGCGGCGTAACGCGTTCTATCCTGACCATTGCGGATGACTGGACCGCCGCCACAGGAAACACCTCATATCCGACGCTGTTATCGCTAGAGATTACAACAGGATCTGGACAGCCAAACTTTTATGGAGATAGAGCATTAAGATTGATACAAGATAACGTGGAAAGATTCTACATCGCCCATGATGGCTCCATGTATATTGCAAACGGTGTATCGGTAAATGGCAATTACCAAATCATTGAAATGCCTGTGGGTTGGATGTTGAGGTGGTCGAACCAGACTTGCCTTTCAAGAGTTGATCATGGAATCATTCTGCAACGCAGTGAGAGCGGCACGATCACGCAGACGTTTCGCGTGGCGAACACGGTGAGTTCAACCACGAACTGGGAGGCTGGCGTGATGGATTGGCAGACCTCCACTAACACCCTGCGCATCGGCACGGACGTTGGCAGCGGCGGTGGTTCGGCGCGCGACGCTCAGTTGATTCGTGGAGGTGTCGTTAAAATTAATCTTGGAGCGAATACTACTGACCATACGCAGCCGGTAAAACTTCCCAGTTACATCGTCAGCGGCCTGCCCTCTGCCTCGACCTGCGGAGCGGGAAGCATGGCTTTTGTGACGGATGCCACAACCACCACCGCATACAGCACCGTGACAGGTGGTGGCAGCAACAAGGCACTTGTTATCTCAGACGGAACCAACTGGATCATCCATTAAAAGCACCCGCTTATGAAACTCATCAACATTCCCACAACGCCCCCCGAGGCGACAGAACTCGTGGCACAAGGCATCGTTGATGTTGTGAACACGCAGATCACCCACCGTGTGGCCATTCACAACAACTGCTTCATCACGCTATGGCTCAATACGCGAGAAGGATTCACTCTTGCTGCCGTCCTGGCCACGCTCGGAACCAAGGCCGTGCACATAATGCAGTTCGCTAATAAGAACCGCGATCACATCGTCCGTTGTGCAAATCGCTTTGTCAAAACCCGCGCTGATTTCATCACCGATACCGGTCGCACGCCACCTGAGCAGTTGGACTATCACGCAAATGTCACTGTCACACTCGCTTAAATTTCCTTCCATCAGCATTCATGCACACAATCAAAACAACCAACGGACTTCGTCACCTTACGCATAACATTCTTCATGCCCCAAACACCTTCAAAACGCCAACAGAGGTGCTCATGGCGGCCAAGATTGTTGAGATTTTGAACTGCCCAACCCCCACTGAAAAGGAGGTGAATGAGGCATGGCAGAGTCAAACGGTTCCTGACATCCAACTCAGTGAGAAGCAGCGGGATCTTATCAAGATGGCGGTCGAGATGCATATCTCAAAACTCCCGCCGACCAAGTATGTGGTTTCTCTGCTGACCCAGCTTGGTTTTGAATAATCCACGCAACTTCATGATGTGATACCATGAGCACTGACACTCTTTCCCAGCTCATCACTCAGACTCTCGCGAAGAATCTGCGGCCGCTGTTGTGGTGTGGGTGGGCGACGTTTGCTGGAGTCATTGCAGGAACAGCGGCGGTCGGCGGAGTAGTCGAGGAGGTGAAACACGGCATTGCGGATGCGAAGCGTGAGGCATCTGAAGCACTGAGGAGCACGGCGGACGTACGGACTACCGTGATCGGCCACGACCGAGACATTGCCGTGCTGAAAGCCCAACGTGGAGCTGAATAACCATGAACACGCGCACCTGCTACATCGCCATCAACGGCATACGCACCAACCCCGGAGACGCGGAGGGGTGGACGGACCGGTTTGTGACGTGGATCAACACGCGGCTGCCGGACGGCGTGGTGGCGGAGAAGTTTGAGTACTCGTGCAGCGCGCTGCTTCGGCGCATGCACCAGCGGCAGCGGGCGGATGAGATTTCCAAGAAGGTGGGCTACTACCGGCGCGCGGGCTACCGCCTGGTGCTGGTGGGGCACAGCAATGGATGCGACCTCATCGCCCGCGTGCTGGAGGCCTGCGGGGCGGAGATCGATGCGGCGCACCTGATTGCTCCCGCAGCGGATGAGGAGGACTTTGCCGAGGCCATCCGCGAGGGCCTGATCCGCCGCATCCACATCTACGGCAGCCGGCATGACGGCGCGCTGCGCTTTGCCGCCGCCACGCGCCCGCTCATCGGCTGGCTGGGC